CTGATCCTGTGGTTTTCGGTGTCGCTACCGCGGCTATGAATTCGACCTGGCCGGATGTTAACGCGCTCCAAATTGAAAAGTGCGTTATTTCCTGGGCGGGGTCGATTTGGGCGCCGGTCCATTCAATGGCGGGCTCTTCGCCTGCGGTGTTTAGGACGCGCTGCTCCTGGTTCGAGGGGTGCGCTGCCGGGCTGCCAAATGCTATCGGTTTCCTGACGACCGGGTCCGTATCAATCTGGGCGATGTTAGCCGTCCCTGCGGCGCCCGGGTTTCCTACGTGCAGCTGGATGTGCGGTGTGGCGCCGCCGCCTAAAGCGTCGGTTAGGACCGCGTTTGCTCTTACGTAGCTCATACTCATTCTGGATCACTCCTTTGCTTTATTCTTCCGCTTGTCTGGCCGCCTGCTTGCTTCTGTCGTGAACTTTTTTATGAAAGCGTAATCCGCCCTCGGTTTTGGCTACGAAGTTGCAGCCGGGATGGTTGCAGCGGATTCCGGGCTCGTAAATGGCCAGGGCCTGGCAGGCTTTAATTTCGGCGTAGCCGGTTTCGGTGACCGTTATGGTCCGCTCCTGCTTCGGTCCGAAAACGTATCCGGCTCTCCAAACCTGGCTTTGGCTCATGTTCACGACGGTGACCTCGGTTCTCATAATTCCACCTCAGTTAATGATCTCTAAAAATTCGCAGGCTTTAATTTCCTTAAATCGGTCGCTGGTCGCGTCGATCAGGACCGGCGAGTTCGGCATAAATAGCAGGCCCGCTCTTTCGATCGGCTTCGGGCTGGTGTTCACGACGGTTAGTTCAAATTCCCGCGGCGTCCTGGTCCGGGTTCTTGCTGTCCCTCCGCTGTGGTGTCTTATGATCTCTGCCCGGTTTTCGTGGCGGTTGTTTGTAAAGCTGTTCCATTCGCTGCCCAGGACGATCGCCCTGACTTTCGTCTTGTAGTAGGCCCGGAGCATGGACGGCTGGTCGCGGTATTTGCCGCTTCCCCATTCGGCTTGCCATGTCGCCAGGTATCTCTTTGAACCTGGCCCGCGGCGAAAGGCCCAAACTCCGCCCGCCAGAGCGATTTCATCGTCTGCTCCGACCAGCTCCCGCGTTTCGTTGTAATCCGCGGCGTCTTTATTGCGCTTCAGGTATGGGACCGTGTCCCGGCTGTTTATGTCCTTCGTGAAAACCATTTCCCAGCCTGCTTCCAGGCAGTAAAATAAATGCTCTATGCTTTCGGTTAGCTCCGTGTCCGCGTCTAAATAAATGACCTGCTTCCATTCCTGGGGTGCTAATTCGTAAGCGGCGAGCTTTGTGTTCCTGGCGCCAACTCCTGGGCTTTCATGGTTTACGTGGACGTCGGCTTCCGGGAGCGGCTTATCCGAGGCGACCGCGACCTGGGTTTCCGGCATGAATTGATTTATGCTGCGAATCAGGGCCCTGGCGCAGCGCCGGGCTGCGGCGCCGTAGGCGACGACGTATATTCCGCGGTCCTGCCTTTTGTTTCGGCGCCGGGCTTTCCCGGTTTGCTGGACCATGTCCTCGATTTCGGCAAAGGCTTTGGCGTGTCCCTCCGCCCATGCTTCGTCGGTGAACCTGGCGGTCGCTTCGCGGAGCTCTTCCGGGTCCGCTTTTGTTTCCCTGGCCCTGGTGAGGGCCTCGATCATTTTGTTGACATTTCCGGCCTCGTAGCGCTCGATTCCTGGGATGTCTGGTAGCTCGTCTAAAAGTCCTACTCCGGCCGGGATCACTATTTTTTTCCCGCAGGCGAGCGCCTCCAGCGGTGGGTATGGAATTCCTTCGATCAGGGCGGTGCAAAGCAGGATGTCGATTCCCTGGTAAAATTCTTGCAGCCGGTCGTATGGTAGCAATTTGGCCGGTATCGGCCAGCCTTTTCCGGCGGCCTGGTAATCGAATTCGCCTCCTGTTTTGGCGATCGCCTCTTTTAGTAGGGTTTCGCCTTTGCGGCCTCCCTGGTAAACGAATCCCGCTACGCCCACTTTGTTGCCGGGGCTTTTCCTGGTTTTGATCGGTTGAAACTTTTCGCGGTCGAGCGGTGGGGTAATTTTTGCTGTGGCTCCGTAGCTGGCCAGGTCCTCGTAATATTGCTGGGCTGAAGTGATCCTTAAAATCGCTTTCCGGGCCCGCTCTTCCCAGATCGCTACCTTCGCCGCGATGCAATCCTCCCGGTGCGTAAAATATGCGGCGAATGGCAGGCCCTTTAAATCGTTACGTCCGTCTAAATATGGCAATGCGTAATTTAGGCGGGCGCCCGGGTCCGGGTGGCTTGAAATGCTCCAGCCGAGCTCCTTCACTAAGATTCTGGCTTTGCGGCTTAGGATGCTGGTGTCTCCTGGCCCGCTCCGAATGATGTGGATCATCTGACCTTCTCCATTTCTGCAAAAATGCTGGACCAAATTCCCTGGCTGTTCTGCTTTCCGGTGCCGCCCTTTTTCCTGATCTTCCACTTCCGGGTGGTGTAAAAGTTGTTGCCGGTGTTTTTTGACTTGTAATCGAAAATGCTGGTGAAACTCAGGGTGAAGGGCCTCCGGTGGGTCGGGTCTCCCCAGCAGCCAATGTAGTCCTCCGCGTTTGGTAGCTTGACGTATAAAATGCCGCCCGGCCGTAAAATCCGCCAGCATTCGTCGATCGCCTTTAGAAGGTCGATGTCGATGTGCTCGAAAACGGCTTTGGCCGTAATCTGTTCCATGCTGCCGGTCCTCCAGGGCCATGGCAGCTGGTTAAGGTCCCAGACCGCGTCGATCTCCGGCCGGTGTTTCATCCGGTCGTGATTAATCCATTTGGTCGGGTCCTCGATCAGGTTGCCTGCTCCTAAATTTAGCCGGGTTTTTTGCATTTTATATGATCCACTTTTCTGCCGGTAACGGCTTGATCAGCGGTTTGGTCTCCCAAGCTGCCGCGATGAATGCGATCCTCGGGTCCCATTCGGCCTTTAGCTCCTGGTAGCGCTTGAGCATTTTGGTGGTCCTTTCGTTCGTTAAAACGAAAATCAGCCGCGGGTCGAACAGCGGTATGCGTAGGTCCCCGAGGCCCAGGTTTATGATTTCCTGCTGGCTTTTGCCTTTCATGAAGTCGCTGGCCAGCTCCTGGTATGGCCGGAAAGGGCTTATCGCTTCCCAGCGTCCCAGCCATTTGAAGCCCTGGATCAGCTGGGCGGGGCTTACCGTTATGCTTTTGTCAAGGATCGCTACTTTCCTGGCCTGCGTGCTTTCCTTTATGATCGGGTAACCGCAGTATTCCTGGCGGTTGGTCCCTTCGATTAGGATGGCTTCTGCGATCTTGGTATTCATAACTGCTGGGCGGAGGGCTTCCTCCGCCCGCCTCCGTCTTTAGGTTAATTAGCTGCCGGGTGAATCCTGGTCGACCAGCGCTACGACGGCTGCGTTTTCGTCCTCGTAGTCGGCGTCGCCCTCGATGGTCAAAACAAAATCGGTGCGGCGCGATTTCGGAATCCGGTCGCGCTCGATGGTTACTTCGTGGAAAAGTCCCCAAGCCATGTTGTCCGGGTGCTGTAGCATGGCTACTCTTCCGGCGCCGGTCGGGTATGATGCGCTGCGCTCGAGCATGGGCACGTAGGTGATCGGGACGCCCTTGTAAGGTATCGGGGCTGCTCCGGTCATCGCCTGGTCCCCAAGCTGGGTCCCGCGCTTCTTGAGCAGGTTTCGGTAGGCGTTCTCGATGCTCCAATCTACGTAAATGCGCCATTCGGCTCTGTTCTGCAGGTATTGCTTCGGTACCGCGGCGATCAGGGCGTCAAACATGTTCTCGGGCCAATTATCGGAATCCGCGGGGTTGAAGTCTCCGCCGCTTCCGCCGTAAATCTTATTGGCTGCCCGCTTGGTCCAGCCGTCGGTGAGGCTTAGAATTTCGTCGGTTTCGAATGCGATGTCGGTGTTTGCCAGGAGGAACCATTCTTCCAGGTCCCGGCCTGCCGCTTCGCCGAAAAGGCTGATCAGGGTGTTTTCGAATCCTCCCCTTTCAATGTTTCGGCGCAGCGCGTTGTCCTTGATTCCGGTGATCGCCTGGAGCTCTTTGGCGATCAGTTTGTTGGTGGCGAAAACTGGTTTTACGTGTTCGCCGTCTGCCAGGTCGCGGTCAACTCCTGATGTGTCGGTCCCTGATTTCAAAATCCTCCCTACGAAGCCTACGCGGTCGATGTCGACCTGCTGGGCGGCCATTGGGATAAATCTTGCCTCCTGCAAAATCACGGTCCGGTGCTGGACCGTCTCTACGAAGCGGTCAAACTTATCGGGTGTTAAAATTCCTTCATCCAGGTCGCCTACGGTGATCGCCTTAAAGGCTGAATCCAGCCTGGCGAGCAGCTCGGCGTTGCTTAATGGGTTACCCACTTATACCGCCTCCTTTCTGGGTTTTTTGTTATGCTGAATGCAATTTGCGGCCGAATGCGTCGCGGCCTTTGACCGCTGACTTTTTAGCTGGCTCGTCCCCTTCGTCGTCCCCATCCTGGCCTTTTAGCGCTGTGGCTTTGGTGCCTCCGAGCTTTTTGGCCAGGGCTTCGATTTTATCGGTTAGCTCCGATTTCAAGGCCTCGTATTCGGCCTTGTAATCTGGCTCATCGGGTTCGTCTGGGGTGTCGCCATTTTCTTCGGGTTCCTCGGTGGCCTGGCCCTTGATCGCCTCTTCTAAAGCGGCGAATTTTTCATCCAGGCTGGCCATGCTTTCCTTGACGGCGCTTTCTACCAAACCTTTGATTTCCTCTTCTGTCATATCGCTGTCGCCTCCTTTCTGGCCGGGAATGGGCGCTTTCTTCTTGCTATTTGCTTCTTCTTCCGCTTCGCTGATCAGCTCCAGGAGCGCTTCATGTGCTGCTTTTAGCTTGTCGACGGTGGCCTTGGCAAAGCGGCGCCCTTCTTTCTCGGCCGATTCCGGGTTATTCGATGACGTTTTCCCCAGGGCATTTAAAATCTTGCCGATTAGGGTGGTGTCGGGTGCTGGCTCTTCCTCTTTGGCCTTTAATGCGAAAAACTTTGCTTTCGGGACCGCGGGCTGGTTTACTACTGAGACGTAAACCGGTACCCAATCGGGGCCTAAATCCCGGAGCAAAGTTTTCTTTAGTGCGGCGTCGGCCATCGGGTCGTCGGTGCTTTTCCCGGCGGCGATCGCTTCCTGTAAATTTTTCATGGCTGCTCTTTTCATGCCCATGACCGAATATCCGGTCAGGGTTCCTTTCTCGACCGCTTCCCAGGTTGCTTCGTCGAGGCGGCTGCCTAAAATCCAAGTCCCTTCCGGGAGGACCATGTCCTCCTGGCCGTGGACCGTCTTGACGGTCATTTCGGCTGGCAGTAGGTAGCTCTCGACC